CTGTAATATAAATCGTCGGTCCCTTGGACTATGTCGAACTGAGAATAAATAGACTGATAGTCCCATGCCTCGAATGCGTCCCCGGCTCCTGTGCCGCCTACCGGGTCGAACACCTGAAGCTGAACAGAGGGGCCAGGAGTTACCGCATCGTTTGTGTACAATATAGCTCTGTAAGACCCTGTACCAAACACGCTGGGGCACCTTCCCTCCGCGTCCAGCTGAACCGGATTTGGGTTAGGTAAGGTCTCTGACACGTCTAAGTAGGTATCCTTGTCTGTGTTGTTCGTGCCAGACACAAGAAACTTTATCCACCCATCCACAAGAGGGTCCCCGTTCCCGTCTAAAAATTGTTTAAATGCTTCTATGATTCTTGGCATAGTGTCTCCTAAAACGAGTTCATATTCTGTTCAACGTCCTTGAACATATTCTTTATTTTTCTGTCTGGATTTTTCATCATCTTGCCGATAGCGGATATTGTCTTCATGGCGATGCCGCCAGCTATAGCGGGAGCGTTCATGGAGGCTATTCCACTGACTACCTGGTGCCCCGCAAAAATGTCCGTAAAGTCCGGCAGCAGCGCTCCTGTGGCTTTGTTTCGCTCTCGGTTAGCCGCCCTGCTGATGTCTTCTTCTACCGTCTTTAAAGCTGCATATTTATCTTTAATAGCAGAATACGCTTTTCCTGTGGAGGTCTCTATGGCTTTGTCCAGCCCCTTTCTAAGATGGTTGGCTATTACCGAGTCTACTGCAGACCGGCCGTACGTAGCGGGAGACGGGTCTCTGTAAAATGCCTCTAAAGATTGATTCAACAGTTTTATAGCCTCCTGTGCCTGCACTGCGGTGTACCCTCCGGGGGACCCTTCTGCCACTATAGAGGAAGTATAAGCAGGTGGACTCGTGTCTATTCCTGATTTATCCTTAATAATAAAATCGTTGACAGCCCCTGTAGGATGCCGTACAGTAACCGAGTCTACAGGGGTGTTCCTACTTGTTAAAGCTTCTATTCTTTTGTATGCGTAGTCCCGGATCTCTGGAGCTAGGTCTTTTAAAGCTGCACTATTAGACACTTCCTTCAAGGCAGATATAGCAGAATCCAGCTTAATCGTGGCTCCCGCTTCTTGTGTCTGTTTAGCTAAAGAATCGTATTCCTTAAACACAGCTTCTTTAGTGGAAGCTACTGCTTGCTGCAGCTCGTTCACACTCTGCGGAAGCCTGCTATGAGCGGTCCCTGATTCGTCAAGAAAAGACAGATTATCTTTATTCTTAATTATCTCTTTCATAGCAGTTACAGAGTCTGCATCGTACTTAGCCACCTGGCTTGCGGTTCTTTTTTTCTTAAAAGCAGGCTTAATAGCGGTATTAACTGCATTTACTATGGTTTTTTCAGCTTGTTTAGCGGCTTTTGCCGCTCTTTTAGCTGGAGTTTTCATAGCCTGCCTTCCACCTATAACGTACGGAGCGAGGTCTCCTGCGGTGGCAACGGTAGCGGCCGCATCGGGGTACCCTAATTCGGCTATAGGGTCGGCCACCGCCCTGACCCCCTTAGCATACTGCTCGAACGGATACGAAGCCGCGGCAGCCAGTTGCTGTCCGCCCTGGGTTTTGGGGGCATACGTCAATGCTTCTTGTGTACCGCTTATAGCCTTTCCCGCCGCTTCCATTCCCTGGCCCGCGGCCAATGCCCCGAGGCCGGCTAAGCCGGATACCGGCTGCGCGATAGCTCCAGTTAGCATCTGGGCCCCTGCTTCCATAACAGGATATCCTTTTGCTATATTAGCCGCCGTAGTCCCGGCTCTCTCTAAAAAAGAAGGCCCACCGGGGGCAGCCTCGGCGGCAGGCTCCTCGGGAACTCTGTTCTCGTATCCGGGAGGAGGCTCTCCAGGGAGGTCTACCAGAGCCTCCTCTCCCTCGGGGAGCAGCCCTCGGGACTTAGCTTCCTCAAATAAGGCAAGTTTATCCGGTGGAAGGATTCCTCTTTTGTAGGCTTCCGCCATTAATTCCAGTTTAGTTGGCATTTAATGCCTCCAGTAGCTGTTCATTGCTTAGAGTAGACAAGTCCGCCTGGGCAGGGCTGGCTGGGTTGGAGGGGCTGGCGCTCGTGAAGGGAGTTTTATCCAGAGCCTGCAGTCGGGACTCTACTACAAATTCCATCTGGGCTACAGCCGCTTTTAACTGAGGAAAACTTTGCGCAGAGTTAACATTTTTAAGGGCTCTTACATACTTTGTATCGGACAGAACTCCAGTGTTCAGCAAAATACGCTCGGTCTCTGCAATTACGTCGTCCCTAAGATTGTTAAAAGCTACTATATCCGGGTCCCCTGTCTGCTCTTTGGCAAAGTTGACTGCTCTGTTAAGGACAGGAAACTTACCGTTATCAAGCGTTTCCCCTGCGGCTATTAGGCTGTCGTACAACGGGGTAACTCCATTTATTAACGCCCGAGAAGTCAAGTTACCTGCAGTGTTTTTAAATCGAGCATTAGCCTCAAGCTCCACTAGGTCAGTCTGTGGAAAATTCTGCTCCACATGTGAGAACACAGCTTGCTGTAGCCCTCCACGTTTTGATATCATGTTAGGGTTAAGTCGGCCGTCCACTACCATCAGGGACAGGTTCTTTACCATCTCATCGCTAACCTTTTTAGCAGAGTCGGTGGTAGACTTAGTTATAGCCTGGTCGTATGCCGCCCTATCTGGACTGCCCTCTGGCAGGGTGTTACGCTCCGCTATGAGCTTGCCTAAAGGGGACCGGGCCAGTTGTTTGGTAGTAGGGTTGACTGCCGCCTGCTGTTTAACTTTCAGCTCCCCTTCCTTAACCGCCATTCCCCGTTCTGCTAAATCCTTTACGGAAGGGTCTTGCTCTATGGCTAACCGTGCCTGATCCGCTCCGAGTTTGCCTTCGCTTACTGATACTTTCCGTTCATCCAGACTTAGTCCTAGGGCTTCTTTGCTGTTTTTAATAAGCATAGCGGTTTTAATCAGCTCTGCATCCCTCTCGGGCCCGGGGCCTAAGTCTATAGTCTCTTGAACTGCATTAGCGAGTATAGGATTAGCTCTAAGGTTCTGCTTGGCCCTTTTCAAGAAAGCATCTTGCTCGGACTGCCCGGACTGGACTGCGCTTATAAAGTTACCCGCAGCCTCTCGCAAGTCTTTTCTGTCTATGTCCCTGAATAACTCGTTAAGTTTAGCCGCCCCTTCTGGGTCGTCTATAGCCGCCTGCTTAATGGATACGCCCATAGGCACGCCTGATGCTATATCGGACCTCATTTGGTCCTGCCGGCCCAGCTTAGCCGCGTCGGCGGCTGCGACTCTTTCCTGCTCGGCTATCTGCGCCCGGAGTAAGTCTTCTTGTAGTTTGGATATGTCTCGTCTTTCTCGGGACATCCGAGCCTGGTCCATAGCTCCCGAAAAACTCCCAAAGGAGGGGTTGGCGATTTGGCTAAGTAAAGACTGCATTAATACCTCCTTGAGGCCAGTGACATTAAATTAGATATACCGTCTCCATCCCCTATCCGGCTCATCCTGTGGATGGACCCCTGATAGGGAGTAAACGAGGGAGGGGAGAACGTATAAGGATTAAGGGCTTGAGTTTCCAGCTCTCCGGTCCCCTCTGCGGCTCCGTCTTCTTCGGCCCCGGGCATTGGAGATGTATCCATGGGATGCCGCATAACCGCGGGAGCTATCTGAGAAGCTTGTGCTTGCGTCTGTAGCTGAGTGGCCCGAGGAGCTGCGGGACCGTCGTTTTGGCCCGGAACCGCATTAGCGGCGAGCCCTGAAGGAATACCGAAAGCTGCGTCAAGGCCGGCACCTATAGCGCCAGCTCCCGAAGCACTTATAGGGGTAATACTCAATCCTGCGTCTAAAGCAGACGGGATGTTGCCTAAATTCATGGCCATATTGGACTGGGCTAATGCTGAGAAAGACATCTCCTGCGCTATTTGGTTTGCCCGGGCCACGTCTTGGTCCATGACCGCCATGGCTAATGCGTCTTGCTGGCCTCGATCCGTCCCTCCGGGGGCCCCCGCAGCGGCTGCGTCTGCATTAGAGGATATCTGGCCTATGTTGCCTATTCCGAGGGAAGCGGCCTGATCTCCCGCGAGTTGGCCTGCGGTCTGCCCTAAAGAACCCATTCCGGTCATCCCCCCGAAATTGGACATTCCTCCAGAGATCCCGGGGGACCCTCCCATGCCTGCTCCGGGGGCCCCATTTATAGAGCCGTCCCCGCTTAGCCCGCCGCCGCCTATGGTCCCTGCAGCTCCTATCCCGGCGGCTGCAGCTGCGTTACCGTCTGCCGCTCCTCCGCCTCCGCCTCCGTCCCCGCCACACGATATCTTACTAAGTATTCTTTGTACTTTTTTATCAATAAACATTTATATCTCCTTAGAAAAATGAGTGTAGTCAGCTGTAAACCCAGTCAATATAGTATATGCATCCGGGTCTCTTGTGGATACGGCTGTCACTGTAGTAATACCTCGTTCAGACAAAAACTTAAACAGTATCTTAGAGTATCTCCTAACTTGTCCGGGAGCATACAAAGCTACTATATGGGCTACCTTTATGCTGTACGACAAAATACACAAAGTCCCGGGACTCTCGGACGCAACCACACAAGTGTATGCGCCGGTTAAGCATCTGGCTAAGCACGTTTCCGGGGACATGTCCACGAGGGGGATTTTGTTCATTATGCTGAACAGTTTCATTACCTCCTGCTGGCTATCTACAATGCGTATCATCGGACCCTGCCTAAGTAGCTGCCTACCGCCTGCAGCCCCTGCTGGTACGCGTTTCCAGTTCCCAGAGTCCCCGCTGCATTTGTCCGGCCTTGAGCCAATGCGAGGTTAGAAGCCGAAGCCCCCTGACCTATTCCTATATTGCCTAAATTGTTGCCCATGTTAGTGGTTAAGTTGGCCATAGCGCTGCTGCCTGATGTCGCAAGATTAGCTAAGTTAGTAGCGGTATTTAGCTCTAAGTTAGACATTCCAGTACCTAATGCGTTGGTATTATTGGCTAAATTGACTCCCGCCTGGCCGTATATATTCGCCTGGTTATTCGCGCCCTGCGATGCGACATTGCCAAGGGCCACTCCCTGCCCGGACTGCAGAGCTGCGGTGCCCTGGCCTAAACCGGAACGAGCATATAGCTCTGCCAAGCCCGACTGAGTAGCCAGGTTAGACATAGATGTGGCTTCCCCGGTATACAAGTTGGCTAAATTAGTTCCTAACGCTGTATTCGAGTTAAGGACATTCCCGGCCCCTTGCAAACCTGCCACCAAAGCATTCTGACCTTGATTCATTATAGAATCAGCCATGTTCGTCCCTTGGTTTGAGGCAAGAGTGGACAAGCCCTGTGCCCGGCTTCTTTGGAGCTCGGCATTGGATAGGTTACGCTGCTGCGCCTGGGAGGCTCCCTGAGACTGCAGTTGTGCATTTTGGCCCATCTGAATGCCCTCTAAACTGCCTGCCAGGCCTGCCCCTACGGTGCCAGCTTGCTGCCTGTATCCGGCTTGGTTGGTTGCCGCATTCTGGCCCCGAGTTCCAAGAGATCGTAAATTCTCCATGTACTGCTGCTCTTGCTGGGCGGCTATTCCATATGCCTGCTCCTGCAAAGCGGTTCTTACGTTTCCTCCGCCTAGCCCGCCGATGGCGGAGCTGTTTCTTAATAAGGCTTGTTCTTGTCGCTGCCTGAGATACTGCTGCCCTGGGCTTTCGGTAAAGTCGTTCATAGCTCTTTGCTGAGCTTCCGCCCCTAACGCGCCAGACATTGCCGCTTCTCGCTGAAAAGCTTGCTCCCCTGTGTCTGCGAACTGTGCTAATTCACCGACTGCACCTTCTGTTCCTCTGTCTAAGAATCCACGAACATTGTCCAAAGAAAAATCTATACTACCCGGATCAGCACCGTCTGCACTAACGGAAGTAGGCCCTCTACGGAGTTCTTCGGAAGCCCTCCGCGCGCCGGTCACAAGAGCATTTCGGCTGTCCACCCCGGATGCATTATACTGTTCCTGCATCCCTCGGAAGTCGTTTATGTATGCTCCGACCGCATCTCGCGTTCCTTGGTCCAGGGTATTCCTCGCATTAGTATACCCTGCTTGGGTGCCCCTGCTTGCATCGGAGAATCCGCGAGTAGCAGCGCCGAGCCCTTGTTCTGTCTGGGTCTCCAGAGATCTCTGTCCTTGTGCATATCCAGACGAAACATCTCCCCGAGCAGCGGCGGTGCCTTGCGATATAGCTCCGCTGGCCCGATCAGCCGAGTCTTGTAGCTGCCCGGCTGCCGCGGCCGAAGAATCAGTCAGCAGGTTACCCGCAGAGTCCCGCCCAGCCGTTAAACTCCGGCCAGCTGTGTCGAGCCCTTCTTGAAGATACTCGAACGAAGGCCCAAAGGAGTTAATAACATCTCCACGAGCCTGTGCCGCCGCATCTGCGGATATCTGGTTAGCACTGTTTATACCCTGGGCATAGTCTTCCGCTGCATTATTGGCGGATACGCCCCCTATTATAGCGCTCCCTATGTCTCCTACGAGTCCCCAAATACCCATGTTGTCTCCTTTAGACTAAAATCCATCCTTTTGTAGAGTCTCCAGCTATATCTGAGTCTCGTTTTATGTATAAAATACTGCCAGCCGTTCCCGCTGTGTCCATATACAGAGATGTAACAACAGCGGACAAGGCCCCTTCTGGAGTCCCTGCTCCTGTGGATATCTGCAAAATAGCGGTATCGGACAGAAACCTTCTAAGAACAGGCTGCATGTGCCCGTCTTTAGTGACTACCGGAGCCGCGTTTGAAGGCAACGGGATCATAACGTAGCCTCCATTTTTATTATAATTGGTTTAATTTGATCCGACAACCTCATACGTATTACGCAAAACCGAGGGTACCTGCCGTTTTTTCTCCATATTATTCGTCTGGAGTAGTCTCCTACCTTGCCTATGTCCCGAGTTCGCTCATAGTTAAAAGTCTTACCGTCTTGAGATATAGCCATTGAAATTTTGGGGCTAGGCACCAAAGCAGACCCCGCCCCGGACTCCATGGTGAGTTCTATTGCCGGGAAAATAACGGGGTTTGTATCGTTAGCAAACGGCTGAAACGCAGCTACTCGGACTATATCGTTGGTATATTCCCCGTATTCTTCAGGGTCCACTACCCCTATCCGGCCATCCCACGCGTCCCCTACCAGCAGTTTGCCGTATGCGGAAACAATGCTATTAACTCTCCATCTATGCGAGTCTTCCCCTACTACAGATGTCTGGGTGTGCCATATGCCTGTAGTCTGGTTGTATACATATGCCCGGTCCGGGAAAGCAAATACTACAAAGTAGTCCCCTTGAATAGCATATGTATACGAAAAAGATTCTTCCATCTGGGAATCGCTGTACTGGCTTAATGCATAGTCTATAGCAGGGGAGGACTTCTTTTCAAAATCGTTACCAGTAAACTGCCAGACTGCCGGAGAATCATTTTCCCCGGCTCCAATCATGAAAAAAGACTGCAAACTCTGGACTAACGAAAAAGGAGCAGCACATCCTGTGTCTAAGAACATGTTGCTTCGCTGGAAGGGAAACCCTGCCCCTCCCACGTTGTGAAAGCCTTCAGTAGTAGTCGATCCTACTATATATATCTGATTGTTGTACACCACCGGAGCCACTATGTTATCGGGATCGCTCTCAGCTGTAGAGAAATCCAAGGCGTCCCAGGAGGTGCCGTCGTTTAGTGCCGAGACTATCCACTTCTTTGTGTCTGTAGTTACTACAAAATACCCGTCTATAAACACAGTAAGCTGTGGATTACCGTTTGCGGTGAAGCCTGTGGAAGTTATCTCGCTCAAAGACGTAGTGTATATGTAACCTTTGCCTCCAGGGACTAGTATCATCAACTGAGTCCCGTTGTCTGCCATGGACACTCGCCCGGTTCCTTCTATGTCGCCCACCTTTACAGAGGAAAACACATCCCCATCCGGGGAGCCGGACCGAGTCACTTTATATAAGGAATTTCCACTTACGAAAAAGGGAACCCCTCCTATAGCATGGGACCCTCTATTTTGCTCTACATCGTCGCTTGTCCGGGCAACCTCGGTTAACCCGGGGGTGCCGAGCAAAATCGATCGAGACAAAGCCTCTACTGAAGGCATATGAACGTACCAGTTAGTGCATTCTTGGGCAGACATAGGTAAAGACCTGCTTTCGTAGTATCCCTGTCCAATCGGCAATAACATTAGTCAATCCTTATAATTAAGTTTTCAACAACTATATCCACGGTGGTGTCGTGATTCTCCGCCCATATTTCGATGTAGTCTCCGGTGCTCAAGCTGAGGCCCCATAGCATCCCTATGTTGCCTGGGTCGTCTTTAAACTCCCTCAAGATAGCCGAGTCTGTGATTATGCTTCCATTCAGAGCAAAGTAAAAAGAACAATCGTCCGTTCCCGAGGACATTCGAGCGGTAACGGTAGCGTGCAAAGTAACATGAGTACCCTTGCCCGTATACGTAATTTTGCCAGTAGAATCCGTGGTAAAGTGGTTTACTTCTTGCTCCACCCAGTTAGACGAAACCTTAACCGGAGTGTTTGTGCTTAACACAGCAACGGTAACCCCGCTATTAGACATCAGAGCGGTATCCCTGGAATCTGCTATTCCGTTATTCAGCAAAAACTGCCATAAGCTATCTTCCTCGGACACCCCATTTAAAGGGACTCCAGAGCCCTGCGCCCGAGTGTTGAGAATAGTCCCCAGTCCCCCGGGTATAATGTTGGCCGAATCGGCCGCTCCGGACAGAAAAGTGGTGCCGGCGGCTAAAATACCAAAAGAGGATTCGATGGAAAACCCTAAAGTAGTGGAGGTTCCCATGTCTATAAACGTTCCGCCGTTTAGGTTTCCTACGTTTGCCTCGAAGTTTATAACGGTGTTTAGCCCTGCAAAAGAAATTCCGTCAGTAACTATGTCCTCCCATAGCATGCTCTGGAAGTTAGCTACCTGGACCCCCTCTACAGAACCTATAGTGTCGCATACAGGAACCCTAATATTAGACATTTGAAACAAATGGGTGCCGTCGTCCGTTATATCGAGCAACTGCCCGTCCTCGCAAGACAACGAAATATCTCGTACTTTCACCGAAGCGTTCTCGGAGGTAAGCATCGTATCCGTCCCTGTGTACTCCAGATTAATCAAAGTCCCGTCTGTAGCCATCAGAACTGTATCATCGGACAGAACAAACCTGGAAGAAGTGGTCAAATCATTGGTAACATAGTATGCAGTGGACGCCGCAAGAGTAATGACCCCGCTCGACGGAGCGGGAAAATCGGACATAGTATTGACAAGGACTGTTTTAGTACTAACAGGAGTGTCGGAAGCCGATATTTGGACAGAACGATCGGCTACAGATAAGCTCACCCCAGGGCCTGCCACAAGAGACCGTATTAAGGGAGTGTTTTCGGTTAATCCAGTGAATACCGGAACTCCGTCGGCCCCTGACACAAAAGAGTGAGATAGCTGAATGCCCCCGGCGGCCGACAAAGATGCTGCAATGCCTGCTCCACCTATTAAATTTCGTATATAATTAACGTCCCCGGACTGGTGCAACGTGGCTATGCCGGTTACGTCGCCTTCTTGGGCTAAACTTCCCGTCGTTCCGAATAAGGCTACCAGGTCCGATTTAGTTATTTTATAGTTTGTTCCATTCTGAACAAAATCAAAAGTAGCGTCCTCCTCGGCCGAAGTTAAAGCGTTGAATAAACTCTTTTTTAAACTCATGTGCCTTCCTCCAGCCCTACCGCGCCGTTTGCCTCAGTTAATATATCCTCGTCTTCCACCCCTGGATAAAAAGCATATGCAGGTACAGTGGAATATCCTGTGTTACCCGACCCTTTAGGAAGAGTTTCAGGATACACAGCAGGCTCTATAGATATCGCTATCTCAATCATGGCCTCTAGTCCGGCTATTGCATTTTGTACTAAAATTCCCGAGGGGTCCCCGGTTCGGTACTTAGGCCATAATCTCAATGCTACATTAGCTATAAGCCCATCAATGGCCCCCTCGGGAATAGTGATAGGATCGTCTAATTTTGATACTTTAGTGTATCCTAAATTTATGCCTCTACTGGATATTCTCGCCATGTATCTATTCATGGCCCGGATAGTGGCCTGGGCGTCTGCAGGCTCTATACGTGACTCAGACGCCTGGACTAGCAGGTCTTCCAGTATATCGTTAACTACGGTCTGCGCTGTCTCTGTCATTTATCCACCTCTTTATGGCTTCAATAGCTGTTTTCTTAACAGATGCCATGGACCCGGTAGTAGGAACCTTTCTCCCAGTTACCTCGTCCACATATTTTAGTACCTTATCCTTAGACCGCAGCCCGTTAATGGACAGGGTATGCCACCTGAGGGTTCCCGGAGCACCGGCCCCTTTGTCTCCTTCAAGAGAAGCGGCGTGCCTATGGGCGGGTTTGCTGAACTCTTTTGTAAAACCTAAGCCCGTGAACACGGAAACTTGGTCTATTCGGACTATAGCCTTGACTACGTCCGTCTTAGTATGTAAATAAACTGTGGTTAATTCTTGCATAAAAGCTCCATAAAACCCCGGGTAGAGGGAAGAAGGGGCCCTACCCGGGGAGTAAAAAAGGTTACTGATTATGGATTAGGCGAAACCGAACCCTTGACCTGCCCAGAACGGATTCAGGACACCGAAAGCGGGGAGCATATCAATTCTCATTTTCTGCTCATTTTTGTCGCCATCAGCGTACAGAGACGTTCTCAGAGCCACGCCATCCGAGGTAACTGCCCGGGTATCTGTGCTGTACAGTTTCGGGATTTTAACATAAGCAACGCTAAATGCTTCTTTGAGGTAAAACAGATTGGGCTGAATCTCAACATCAACGGCTCCCAAAATGGTGAACACGTCGCCAGAAGCCAGGGCCGCACTTATGGTATTGTAAGCTCCGCCTGACTCGTATACAGCCGGGCCAGCTACGGATACCGTAGTCTCTCCGCTGGAATCGGTGTCTGCATCCTCAAGAACGGTGCATCTCCATTTAAGCGGAGTTCCCCCAGAGCCGAACGCAGTCTGGCGAGTTAACTGATGGATGTAAGAACGAGCTAAAGAACCGGTTCCCGTAAACTCCAGTATATCCCCGGCTTTCAGTGCAGCAGTTTTGGATACAGTCAGTCCAGTCAAGCTCAAGCTCTGGACGTAGTTGTCTTTAACATTGGCATAAGTGGCGGTAGGTGTTGCAGCCAATGCTCCGACCCTATCTGCCGAAGAACCGCTGGTCCTGGTAGCCATGGAATTGGAGGCGAGGGCATTAAGGCCGGCAAACTTAGTGGAGATTTGTGCCTCCTCCCAAGCTGTGGTGACCAAACGATCGGCTCCCCCAGTCAGGCTGTTCTGGACATCCGCCAATGCTTCGACCGTAAAGTCGTTCATGACATAGTATTTGTCGCCCATAGGAGCACCAATAGCATTCATAAAGCTCCTGGCCCCTGCAACGTTACCCCAAGTGGATACCGCATTCCCGGGGGTTCCGTAAGAGAGCCCTGCGTTCTGCAGCATAAACTCGCCTAAAGAAGTTTCCAGGGTAGTTACCGCCTCGACTGCAGCCGGGGCTATAATTTCGGTCAGCTGATTGAGTTCCAATGCTTCTTCTTTGTTTGTCCATTCAATATCAACGGTGATATAGTCCTGGACCTTGGCGAAGGCGCGTGCGGAAACGATGTTGTTGGCGGTCAAGGAAGAAATGTCGCCACCAGTGGTTCTTTTGGATTTATATCTGTGCGGACGTTTAATATCAACGTACTCGCCAGATTTGGGGGTAAATTTTCCTTTAAACAACTGGGAATCAACCGTCTTAGACAGCACCCTTTGTTTCTCGAACGCGGGAATAAAAGCGTCCATTACTCTTCTTGTAAAGTTTCTTTCTAAACGGTTAGCCACGGAGGACCTCCTTAATCATATGTTACATCTTTTAAAAATGGGTCTTTAGACGGCCCTGTTGCCTTGCCTTTTATGCGTTTCTGAGGCGCCGGGGCCGAAGGAGCAGGAACTATGCCGGGTACTACAGACTGCAGTATATAAGCTACTGCGTTTAAAGGAGAGAGCCCTGCTACTATTTCTAAAGACTGCGGATTTGATGCTAAATGAGAGATCAACACAGGGCTGTTGTCCTGGGACAGCAAGAACGAGGATACATCCGGGTCCTTTATATACGTAGCCACTATATTTTCGTGATCAATCATAAGCTGTGGATCTACCTTTTGTTTGATTACTCTTTCCCTGTGCTGTGAAATGATCCCCTGAACAGCCTGCCTTTGCTGCACCGCTGCTAATTCCTTTTGGGTTTTAGCTTCCTGGGCCTGTTGTATCTCTATTGCAGTGTATTTCTGGGAAGCTATAATAGCCTGGTCCCGTGCTTGCATTTTGAGATCGAACTGCGGGTCCAGTTTGTCCGGTACCGGCGGAATAGTCGGTCTGACTCCTATAGCCTGCGCCTGTAGTTTCTGCTGCAGCTCTTCGTTTTGCCTCTGAATCTCCGCCTTTTCGCTGGCAAGTTTGTTTATCCGATTTTGTTTCCGGATAGCCATCTTGTCGACATCGGCCTGGGTAACGACTTTAGGCTCTTCTTTTGTTTCCTCTTTAGGAGTTTCTTCCACATCAGGATTTTTTATATCTTCTGGTTCATCATACGTTACACCCTGATTTTCTGTCTCAGTAGACTCCTGAGTTATAGCGTCAGTAGGCTCTGTTAAGGGTTCTTGGGTAGTCTCAGCTAATGTCATGTTATCCTCCGCAGTTTATCGCCGTGGTAGGCGTTCTGAATGTTGTGACTGAACAACTAAATCAGTCTGGTTAGAGTATGCCTGGGCGTTACCGGGGCCTACTATGACATCGGCACCCATGGCTTCTTTTAATACTTTTAATGTATCAGCTTCTGTATTTCTGCCTTGCACAACCGCAGTTAGAGCGTCTAGCTGCTGTTTTTGTTCTTTAAGCATAAGAGTTAGCTCAGCCAGCTTTTGGGCTCCCTGTATTTTATCGGACTCTAGCAAGGTTCTTTGCTGCCTGTCCTGTGCTTTAGCTACGGCCTCGCCCTCTTGAACCTGGACTCGCTTAGCCTGCGCTTGTGCCTGTATAAGAAGCGCCTGGTCCATGGGAGCTATCTGCTCTCCCTGCTGTGCTTGCTGCTGCTGAAGCTGCTGTACCAGCTGTTTCTCTTCTTCTGTCATCTGCTCCACGGGAATTATACCTTGTGCCAGCATCTGCAATCTCTTCCGTTCTGCCAAGAGCTCCATTCCCGGGGCCGCTACGTTGTTATATAAAACATCAGACCCTATCTGAATAATGCTGGGGTCAATCGAGGCAATCTCTGTTATTGCATTAACCGTTTCCTGCTGCTGGTTATCAAAACTAGGATTTATAGAAATAGCCACGTCGTATGTTCCCTGGGTAATATCGTTCAGGGTCACCGGGCGGCCTGTTTGCTGGTCTTGAACTACCTGGCCTAATGTAATAACCTCCGTAGCCCCGTCTGCACTTAGCATCCGGACCTGCCGGCCTTTGCTGTATATCTGAGGTATTGCTTTAATCCGTATAATCTGAGTGTGCCGTAGAGCTATCTCCAGGGCCTCAAAATACTTTCCGTTACCCGCTTGACTCTTGTCCTGTAAGCTGTCTATAGCTACTCCACTGATTACATTAGTAGACTCGCCTCGAGCTTCCTCGAACTTGCCTGAAGTCCTGTTTAACCTACGCTCCATGCTCTCGGTTACCTGAACCAGGGCCGAGTTAGGCTGTGCATTTTCTATAATAAATGGAGAAGGCTGACCTTGAACGTAATCGTAGAACTGAACTGGATCCGTATTAGTATTCATAGTCTGCACTGTTCTTCGGACATCCTCTGAAGTAGCCTGTTCTTTTGTCATTATAATCTTACGACGAGGTGTAAGGCTTGTTTCTTCCACCTTTCTGGACTCAGAGTAATTCAATACTCTTTGCGGGTCCATTAATTTTCCTACCTCTCCTCTGTATTGAGTAGAATCTTTAGCAACATGAAAGTTTCCGAACAAAGGAATTATAGGAATATGCTGAAAAACCGTTTCGGTAGCGTCGCCTAACCACGAACTTCCATCAAAGAACCGAGAATATACAGTAGGAACTTTAGCTTCTCGAGTATCTTTAATAGTAATTCCCGTCGCCTCCAGCTCGTCCACGACCGGGGCAAGGTTCTTCTCAGTGTATACGCTGCCATTTGACATCAAGACTAACGTAGTCCTCTTATAGACCTTGTATAAAAACTCGCCTACTATTACTTCTTTTACAGTCTTTTGGTCGTTATACCCCGAAGAATCAGTTCCTACGGAAATTCTGGATCCTTTTGGAAAATCTTTATCATAATTTTCAGTGGACATAGCCGTAAGCACCCACCCATAGTCTGCATCGCTCATATCCTGCCTCTCGGCAGAAGCGTCGAACCAAACCCTATCCCTAAAATTGTGGATCGGCTTAATCAAAAGGTCTTGCTCAAACGAATCCGCGTCCGCCCAATCGGTAAGAACTCTCCATCCAGCTATGCCGGAAGTCACCATATCCCGTGCCGCGGCTCTATAAATGTGGTTTACACCTGAAATGGAGTCCAAATTATGCATTATGCCTTTGTATACCTTGGCCACTTCTTTAGTTCCGTTAGAAGAGGGCCGGACCGTAGCTGAAAAATCGTACTGGAACAAATCATTAACTATCTGGTCTATGATAGGGGTACATTCGTCAAATGTATACCTGGGCTTGCCCTCGAATTTTTCTAAAATCCCGGGCTCCCACTGGCCATCTGGTTTATTCACAAAATCGTCTTGCTCTTGGGACTTTTCTCGGTTATCTGCGTCGCATTCTTGGGACTCGTCCAGAGCTTTTATCATTTCGGCATATTTCATATTAAATCCATCCCGTGAACTCTATAGGAGTCATATCCATAACAGGCGGCGTTGTCTCAAACGACATGACCAGCGCGTCAAATAAATTAGGGCTTTTTATCTTGTATTTTCGTTTCATTTCTTCTTTAGGCATGATCTGAATCTTGCCGTTACCGTTATGTTTACGAGGAATCCGGCAAACCTCCGACCTCAGTGCTTCCATGTCTTGTATATCAGACGAAATAGATATAAGCAAATCAGGGTCAGTGTAGACCCCTTTCTCCACTGCAAGAAAAGTATTATAGAACCGGTCCCGTAGCAGCCAGCTCTTTTGGGCTCGTTTATTGGTAAATGTGTCTTGGTTTGTCTTCTTAGCCTTCCGAGTTTCCACATCCATGTAGTATTCAAGGGGTCGATCAGGCTTATGCGAGCCTTTATACATGGCAAAATCAATCCGTTTGCCGGATAAGCTCTTCTGTACTTGCCGATTGAGCGAAACTCCCATTCCGTCGCAGTCCCAGGTGAACAAATTAACATCTTTTTGGATTGCGTAGTCCAAAGCCCAGTCCATGCCCTCGTTGGAGTCCCCTGTAGCTTTAGCCTGAACATCAAGAACCACGCTGCCGTGCCTGTGCGCTATAGCTTTGTCATCAGGGCCTAAATCAGACGGATCATGGGAAACTACCGAGACACCTTCAGCTTTGAACTTCAGTTTAATATGAGCATCAATAGCTGCGTCGAACCATTCTGCTTTAATAATAGAATTTTCAATAGTATCATTAAAAAAACCTCTCCAAATATGGTCGTACTCAGCCCGAGACAACAAAGCAAAGTCCTGCTGGCGGGAAGCCTCAAGTTCCGCAGGAAACCACGGATTCTCGTCGAAATTTGTCCACACAATTAGATGGTAGCCGTCTTCATAAGTACCGCTACGCAGTAGTTCGTCATAAAAAGGAACAATGTACCTGCGGGAGACCGGATCTTCCCTTGAGCCAGGGTTTAAAATGATCCAAAGTTCAGATCCCGCGGCTCTAAGGGTAGGAATAAGGTCCCGAAGGGACTCTTCACTGATAAACTGGCCCTCTTCTATAAAGAATATATCAAAATTACTGGCAGACTTGATCCCCTGGGAGTTCCTGGACAGTCCTTTGAACCGGAAGCACCCTCCGCTCTCGTGATCTATGTAAGATTTATGCAACAAGAACCCCGGAACGTCTATTCGAGCTATTTCACTGCATATTAAAGAATGTACAGAGTCTTCTAAGGTGTTCTCGTGCTCCCTAAAACAGCAAACCCGCGCGCCTTGGTGGACCTTTTGTATCAATATATCCACGATAGACTGTGACTTGGTCCCTCCGCGGCCTCCGAAGGCCACTTTAATCCGCTTGTCAGTAGTCATAAACGGAGCTATTTTATCAGTTAATTGTATTCTCAACTGGAACCCCCTTCACTGCGGTCTCAACATGGTGGATCTCAAGTTCCCATTTCTTTTCGTCTGTAGGAGCAGTATACCCCAAAGCGCGCTCAACCGCCCACCGCTCTCCCGCACTAACCGCAGCATGGAACTGCATCTTAGCCAGGGCATTGACTGAATCATGGGCCTCAATCGAGTTCCCGATACGAAAATCACATAAGTAATCTTGCTTGAACAATTCCGGGGTGAGCTGGTCCTTAGCCTTGGCTATGCGATCCGATGAAAAAACATCATAACAAGTCAATAAAGAATCCTGGGTGCCAAAGTCAAGATATGCCTCGTAAAGAACATTGCCCATACCCATAGGCGTACCCGAGATTATCCACGGTTTTTTGTGGGGTACCCTCGGAAATAGTTGATAATCCACCAGCAATGTGCAAGAGGCACCCTCAAACTCAGGGCTGTCAGCTGAGATAATACAGATAGAACCCGACTCGAAGGTAACCGAAGTAGCGTTCTGAGACTCAATCAGCTCTTGGGGGATGCATGCTTTAAGCTTACGAGATATAGAAGGGCAGATTTTAGGAGAAGGAACCACGATACAGACCTCTGATCCTGTTATAGCCTTGCCTACTGCTGCATGCAGGACAAAAGGAACCAAGGAACCTTGGGGCCATACCAACAGAGAAGACTCTTGCATAGCCTTAGTATAGGCTCGCTCCTCGTGTGGTTTAAGTTTGCATATAGGAATCTGGATCATATCTTAATATACCATACGTTTTTGTGTTTGTCAAGGGATATTTTGATATCTATTTTATCTATTTTAAACAAATACGTATAAACGAGCTTAAAAGTACTAAAAGTACCTCGG